ACCAAAGCTGACCCTTAGCGTGTCCAGGGCGGAGAAACCAGCGCCGAGCTATCTGGCTTGTGGCGTGCAACCACTATACACCTGAATGACCGTGTTGCAACTCAGTCACGGTGATCAGTGCACCAGGTGGTTCATGCAAGAGGCAGTACCGCCTGTCTGCAACGAGTCGCACCACAAGACAGTCATCGGCAAACACACCGCCATCACTCAGCGCATCCAACGTTGACCGACAGCACTTGTCGATGTCATTCCGCTTGACGATGCAGTGCTCCGGTGCGTTCGCTTTCAACTGACCGTTTGTCGTGAAGTGAGACTTAGGTCTCTTGAAACGAAACTCAATTGATACGCTGCAGGCACCAGTGATCAGGCCGCATTTCTGCTCACGCATCTGCTGCTGTGCTGATGCTGCAACAGCTTGCCGCCATGGCTTGACCCTCTTGCTGGCTTCGATTAGCCTTCCGCCACCCACATGGCGCTTGCTGCCCTGTGGTGCTGGTTCAATATCATTAACAGAAATATAGATCACATTGTTGTCAAACCGCTTCAGCAGTCTATGACCCAAAAACGCAAAGAGCTACTTGCTGCACTGATTAAAGACCGCGACCAAACACGCGCTGCACTAAACTTTATCGCTCAACAAAAACAACATGAAGAAACACTTTATTGGGAAACAGGCGTCATGCGTGAAACAACACGCACAGAAGATTTGCAAAATTCACATTACCTAAACACACTATTTACACAGCATGAACAAACAGTGAAGGCGTACTACGACGCCATTGATCCGCAGTAAAATAAAGAACGCGCAAAAAAAAGCCAGGGTAGCAGCCCTGGCTTGCGTGTTCATGCTCAACAACCAGAGGTTAGCACATGCCAAGCAAAGTTAGTGCAAGCGGTTTTGCTGCACTCCCATACAAGCTGATGGATCAGGCTGATGCCGCTACATGGGCGGTTTATGCCGTCTTGCACCGTCATGGCTGGAATTCAGAGCAAGGCTGCTGGGTTTCAATCAACACGATCCACACCGAAACCGGCATCAGTCAGTTCGTGATCAGGCGATCACTGGCGTGGTTGCGTGAAACCGGATGGATCACATCTATTGAAAGACCAGGCTACACAACGGTTCATCACGTCAAAACTGATGCGCCTGAACCCCTTGCAAATTTGACCCCTGTCAAAAACGGTAGGGGTGACCCCTTACAAAAACAACAGGGGACCCCTATCAAAAACGCAAGGGGACCCCTTACAAAAACGACAGGCGAACAAGAACCCATAAACAAGAACCCAAGAAGTAAAACCCAAAAGGCGCAGGCGCCTAAAAAGGATCCGAACAGACTCAAGGTCTTGCCCATCAGCTCCGTGCCACCTGATCTTGCGGACTGCTCCGAGTTGTTGGTTGAGTTCTGGTCGGTTAAAAAAGGCACGCGGTCATCACAGGTCTTGAAACGCATCACCAACAAGCTTCGGCAATGGACACCACAGCAACGCCAAGAGGCCCTAGAACGCGCCATTGCATCAGGCTGGGGTGATGTGTTCCAACCCAAAAAACAGACCGCTTACAGCCCCGCACAGGAGCCTGACATGAAGCATCCAGCGCATCGTGTTTTTACTGCTGATCGTGGGTTTGATGATCAGCCCACAACCAACCCGATCCTTAATGGTTTGTTTTGATGGCCACCAGAGCATTTGACGTAAGTTCTATTCGCCTAAAACTGCGTTACATGGTTGACAAGGGTTACGTCACCCTTGAACAACTTGATGAACCATCACCAGGCTTCAAATCAAACATGAACGTTCACATGCGTGATTTTCCTTCTGGTTATCGCGGTGTCCGTCACAAGAACCTTTTACGCATTGAAAACTTCCTCCCACCTGCAAAATGATTTCACTTCTCAGCACTTCTAAACGTCAAGATCCAGTCGTTGATCGCCTCGCTGATCTACTAGACAACAGCAAAGCGGTTGCAGCCGCAATTTCTGACAACGCAATAGAAGAACAACGCGCAATCCCAGCAGATCTGCTACAGTCCTTTTGCAATGACCTTGAACGCATCAAGGCATTTCTGATCACAGCTTACGAAGTAAATGAAGGAAATTAAAGTCAGCCTGCCGGAGCCTGACATTCAACTGCTCGATCAAATCGCAAGAGAAAACAACACAAGCCGTGCTGAAATTATTCGTAGCAACATTGCTAATCACGGTCTCAGCGCTGATGCTCTTCATCGTGTCGCCATCGCTATTCGTAAAAGATTGCACGGTGTTTTCACGATTCAACAAGCTGAACAGGCTGCAGCCGTTGCAATTTGTGCCATCGCTAATGGATCAAAAAAAGCTGCGTAGCATTCTCGCTACCTACGATGACTACTACACTGCGCTCTATCACGACCGCAACAACCCACAAAAACCTGATGAGCACCAGCTACTTCAAAGAATTGGTCCACGACCTATCTCAACACTGCTCGACACCAGCACTGCCTGGTGCACAGGACACCGATGCAATGCTTGATCGTGTCATCGTCCTTGAGCTGCTTTATCAACTAGATGGCAGGGACAACCAGTCCCACCCGCACCACGACACCTACACCAATCTTTGGCAAAATTACATCAAACTGAAAACCTGATGCTATATTTTCGTTAAATCCGCATCTTATTGCGTGGCAAGCATCAATGATCTGAAGCAAGATCACAAAAACGCCCGTAAGCGCACCAACCAGTCAGCTGAGCTGATTCAAGAATCACTCAAGCGTTACGGTGCAGCTCGCAGCATCGTTATCGACGAAGACAACCGCATCCTTGCTGGTAACGGCACCATTGAAGGGGCTAAAGCTGCTGGCATCAAAAATGTCCGCATCATCGAAACCGATGGTGATGAGATCATTGCTGTTAAACGCACCGGCTTGTCAGAACACGACAAGGTAGGTCTTGCCCTAGCAGATAACCGCACCAGCGACCTATCAGACTGGGATGCAGAAATGCTGCACCGGCTCAGTGAAGAACAAGACATCAGCCCTTGGTTTGATGATGACGCATTGGCTGAGCTTGGCATTGAATCACCTGATTTTGATCCTGCATCAGAAGATGATCAAGGCCAGCTAGACAAACTGGATAAAAAAGAAATTGATTGCGTTTGCCCTGCTTGTGGTCATGAGTTCATCAAACAAGTCTGATTTACGCATTGATTGGGCTTCACATGAAGCAGCAAAATTTGCCTGTGAAAACTGGCATTACAGCAAATGCTTGCCAGTTGGAAAGTTAGTAAAGGTTGGAGCATGGGAAAATGGCAAGTACATAGGTTGCGTTATTTTTGGTCGTGGTGCAAATCACAACATGCTTAAACCCTTTGGGTTGAGCCAAGACCAGGGATGTGAACTTGTCCGCATTGCATTAAAGAAACACAAGACGCCAGTGTCGCGCATCATGGCAATCGCTATCAAATTTTTAAAAAGCAAATGCCCTGAGTTGCGATTGATTGTTAGCTATGCAGATCAAGATCAAAATCATTACGGCGGCATCTATCAGGCCACAAATTGGGTGTATGACGGATTAAAAAACCAAAATACAATGGGCGCATTTATTGTTAATGGAAAAAAAATGCATCCAAAATCTGTCCATTCAAAAGGTGTTAAGCAAACAATCGAGCACGTTAGAAAATATCTTGATCCCAAGGCAACAATTTTTTATACGCAAGGCAAACATCGCTATTTGATGCCGCTTGATGCTAAGATGCGCGCAAGGATTGAACCACTCGCTCAACCTTATCCCAAGCGTGAGAAGCAGGCGAATGTCGGGACCACCGATACAGCGACGGTGCAACACCGATCCTCACGCTCCAATTCTTTAGAAAATAAGGCTAACCTTAAAGCAAAGGAGGTTAGTTGATGGCAACACCGAAAAGCACTGTTCAGCAAACAATGGAACGTGCTAATCGCTGTGCACGCATCCTGGCTAATGGTGGCAAACGGTCAGACTGTATTCGGTTTTGTGCAGAGACATGGGGTGTCTCATCACGCCAAACTGATACTTACATCAAGAAAGCACGTGAGCTGATGCGGGCTGATTGGGACATGGAACGCTACGAAATGGTGGCTGAATTATTGTCGCAGTCGTCTACCTTGCAGATGGAAGCCCGCAAACGTGGGCAGCTTTCTGTTGCCCTAGGCTGCATCAATACAGCAGCACGTCTTGCTCAACTTGTCTCATGAATGAAGAGTTTTGGTACGAACCAACAGAAGACAGCATGTATCGCGTCTGCATGAAGATCAATGATGTGACGGCGTGTTGCACCGTATCGTCGATGCACTTGATTGAAGAAAAGCGCGGGCGACTGCGTGAAGCATGTTTACGCGATGTCAATTCTTGATGCTGCTCCTGAAGGACACAT